CCATGTTGGAAACTGTGTAGTTCATTGTGGAAACGTTTGTGGCTGATCTGTGATGGTGCCAGTCGCCCAGGAATATACAAGTTTCACAACCTTCTGCTTTGGCCTGTTCTATGAACCAGTATATAAATGCCTCACAGTCATCGTTGTGTATTCTAGAATTACCCTTCATGCCGAAGTGTATGTCTGTGAAACAGGCCACCTTTTTAAAGAATGCCATTTATTACCACCTCTTCTTGACTATTGGTTTATGATTGGTCATGTCAACTTTTCTAGAGTTAACACTTTCAAAATCTTCTTTGTCTATCTTGCCTTTTTTCTTCAATGCTTTGTTCAATTTTGCAATACCAGTTTTATTGACCTGTCGCACTTCGCCGTGTATCGTTTCCATTCTTTTTTTATATACTGGCGAACTGGCATCATTTTCATTTTGTCTTGTGAAACTGGGCATCATGTTGTTCTGTTCCAGAAGATCATCTCTGATTGCTTGATTCTTTTTTTCTATGTTCAGTATCCTTGTGAAACTGTTTGTGATGGCCGCGGTGTAGTATGCGAATGGATTGTCCGACTTCGATTCGTCGAATTGCAGACCGATCTGTGATAGTTGCATCAAGGCCTGTGACTGCATCTCATCATTATACGTGTAGCCTCTCCAGTTGGATCTTGTCCCATATCTCTCACAGAGCTTCATGTACATCATTGCCAGTTGGTTTGTCATCTTGCCGTGGTCTGATGAGAAATTTCCATTGCTCATTCCTCCCACCCAGTGTGATTTCCCAACACACGAAAGTTTGCCTTTTTTATCCAATCGGTAGTGTTGGAATGGTGGGAAGTTGACCTTGGTGTGATGGTCCGCTGTTGTTTTTGGACTCTTCTTCCTTCCGGAATCCATGGGTATGTGATCGAACGTCATAACCCGGAATACTAGGTTGGTTTTGTCTATCTTCCTTGGGGAGATGGTGTAATCAGATAACTTGATCTTCTTTTTGCCCTCGGCCTTGGCCTGCTCCCACGCCTTGTTTGACAATCTCTTGGCTTGGTTCTTTTTGGCCTCTGCTATGGTCCTGCTGTTGATCTTCTTCAGGTTAGGCACTATTATGTCATACCCTGCGTCCTCGGGCATAACGTATGAACAATAGGTGTTCTTGCTGGCATGTATTTGTGCCAGTAAATCTCGGTTGTTTAAGTACTTTACTCTTTTCATAATTTTTCTGTGTTATTGGATAAAAGTGACCACAAACAGGTCTGTTAGATCGTGCCGTAAGGATTATTAAGTGCGCCTAAAATTGTGCCTATAAATATAGTTAAAGTATACGAAATTTTACAATGGAAAGCAACCTTTAATATGATCAAAAAAACACTGGGTGGTGTAATCAAAGACGTGGGACAGGGTATATTCAACAAAACCCTGGGCAGACTCATGGGTGCAGGTATTTCCACGGACAACCGTATGGTCCAAGCAAGGGCCAAGTGGTCGGGCAGGAATGACAAAAAAGATTGGCGTGTGAGATTACAAGTACCAAACTCAAACGAACTACAAAAATTCTTTGATTTTGCCAACAATCCTATATTGAACCCACTGGCAGAATCCAATGGTATTTTCTGGCCACTGACACCGATGATGCAGATCCAACACTCTGCCAACTACGATGCCTTGGCAATGACACACAGTAACATGCCACAACAGGCATATGGTCAATCACAGGTTGACTCATTGAATATCATAGGTGAGTTCCCGGTACAGAACAGCGAAGACGCCAAGCACTGGGTGGCAACAGTAAATTTTTTAAGGACAGCAACAAAGATGTTTTTCGGTCTGGATGACGGCACAGGGTTGAAAGGAAACCCACCACCGATCATGCATTTGTCAGGGTATGGAGACCACATGTTCAACAAGGTCCCAGTGGTAATAAACAGTTTCAACGTTGAACTACGACAGGGCATAGACTACATATCAACAGTACAAACCCAAGTAGGTTACGGACAGGGTAGAGTTGATAGAGGGCTGGCGGAACGTGTTCAGAGAGGGGAGGACCAGTCATGGGCACCCACACTGTCAAACATATCTGTGTTGGTAACACCTATATACAGCAGAGATTCCATGAAGACATTCTCAATGAAGAGATTCGTCAAGGGAGAGTTAAACGGTAAGGGCACTAACGAGGTAGGATTTATCTAATGGCAAACTATTCAAATACTTCACCTTACTTCGAAACAGAAATGAGATCTACGTACCTGGATGTGTTGAATCCACGAACGTTGACAATAGAGGATGACGATCAGAGCTACACAATAGAAAGAACCTATGCATACAGACCAGACCTTCTTGCATATGACCTTTATGGAACGCCCAGGTTATGGTGGGTGTTCACACAGCGTAATCCAGATCAAATAGAGGATCCGATATACGATTTCAAACCGGGAGTAACGATCAAACTGCCAAAAAAAGAAAACGTGTTAAAAGATTTAGGACTATAAACTTATGAAAGTTTATAATAAGATAGTTTACGACAAAGACAACAACATCATAGAAGAAGATTCCTACGACTACGACGGCCCTGTTGCCCAGGCCAGAAAGGCTTATACATCCGGAACGGCCCGACCATCGAAAAATACTACGTCAAACTCTAGCAAATTCCAAACAAGATTCAGCGGCAATAAAAATTTACACAAAGAGACTATAGGACGTACCAACAATAATGATTATGAGGGAGTGACCGCTCCTAGTAACAATGGCGGATCCTCAAAATCTTATCCAGGGTCAGCCGCAAATTCAATGATAGAATTGGGGAAGTTATCTATCTCGGATAATTTGGTGCCCAATCCACTTTTCAAATATGCCAGTTACAACACCATATTCACACTGAGCGCCATGAATCAGGCCGAACTGAAGGATCCCCAAACTCTTTTTAAGGGTGCACCACACGACATCATAGTGAGGAGTGGGGGAATAGGAGATCCGCGGGTCAGCACCAACGCAGAACCTGGAGTGGCCAAGGCGGTGAGAGAAAAAATTTCAGAAAAGGCACAGCAGGTGATGGACGATGCACAGGCGGTCCTTGCACAAGGGCGTGACTTATACTTCAACAGCGTTCGAATGGAGAACATTCCAAGTTTGAATGAGAGACGTAGGCTCACTTCCGTCACAAGCGTTGAAATGGAAATAACAGAACCAATGGGGATAAGTCTTTTAGACAAGATACGTGGTGCGGCCGCCAACTGCAACTTCTTGGATCATATCAATGCCCCATATTTGTTGACAATGGAATTCAAAGGGTATGACGAGTTGGGCAACATAATATCAGAGAAAGACCAAAAAGTACTACAAAGGAAGATACCTATTAAGTTGATATCTATGAACATAACTGTAAATCAAGGTAGTACTGTCTATACCATGAAAGCAGTACCCTACAACGAACGAGGGTTTTTCAATAATCCCACATACCTGCGTACTTCGGGACAGATACTGGCAGGCGATAACATACAAGATTCAATGAACAATGTCGCTAACCTACTGAACAAGCAGGTGAAGGATGAAAAGGATGACAAGATGATCGAGATACCGGACACATACCAAATCGTGGTAGACGAACTGTTCAGAGATGAAAAGCCAATGCAGGGCAATTTAGGTACCATGGACATAGCAGTGGGAGAGCAGGATCAAAAATTTTCCAACCAAGGAGTTGGTGGACAATCACCAGGACCACAGAGAGGTCAACAAGGCAAGAAACCAAGAAAGGCCGGCACTGTCAAACAGGGAGACAACATACTCACTATAATGTCAGAGCTGATGAAATCACTACCGAGGTTCCAGGAGGAAGGATCCATAGACAAATTCATGGCCGCGATCAAGAACAGCACCGAGGAAATGTATTTTGACTATTTCATGATCGAAGCCAGTGTGGTGCCCGATCCTAACCAGTTTGACCGTCTCAGGGGTGTCCATCCCAGTACGATAACTTACAACATAGTTCCATACAAGGTACATGCGTATTCTCTTGCGGAACCAGGCACCAGCACAGGTACCAATTTTGAACCATTTGTCAAAAAGGCATACAACTACATATTCACAGGCGACAACGTGGACATATTAGACCTCAGTATTAATTACAAAGTGGCCTATTTCTCGTCCAAGCTCAAAGACATAGAGGGCAAATCCAGTGGAGACAAACTGGCCAGTAAACCAAAAAAACCAGAAACGGTGAAAAAAGGAGATCCAGAAACAGTGGATCCTTTTCTTGGACCAGGATTCATACACCAATCACAACCTGGAGTGGCCAAGTCAGTAACTAGTGGTATAAACAAAGGACCTTCCACGGCGTTGGATCAACGTATGGACGCACTGTCAAATCCAAAAGGAGACATGGTCAAGGTAGACATGACCATTCTAGGTGATCCAGCATACTTGGGGCAGACCCAGTTCATACCTACCACTGCCGACAAGGACATATTAGCCGCTAACCAGAAAAAACTGTCATTCTCGTCAGGCAACAGAATGGTGTGGAACGAGATATTTGGCAACTACAACATGGGGTTCGGAGACACAGTGGTAAGGCTGACCTTCCGTTCGCCAGCAGATGTCAACGACAAACTCGGTATATATGATATCAATGAGCAGGAGCAGATACAGTTCTCCGGTTTGTACAGAGTTATAAAAGTAATCAGCACATTCGCAGATGGCAAGTTCACGCAGGTGCTTGAGATGGTGAGATTCAAAAACCAGGGAGACAAACCAAAGGTCTATGCGGAGAAATCTTACATAAAACCAAACATTCATGACAACAGACCCGGAATGCTAGGAGACGGATTAGTAGAGTTGGGAGAGTACAATGCCTTAAGGGCAGACATCAGGGATAGTTTTAGGGGTGGATTCAGTGGTCTAGTTAAAAAAGTAGCCGACGCCGCCCAGGATAAATTAAAAGAAAAACTAGGGATTAATATACACAGGAAATAACAATGTCAGGATTACACAATTACGTCAGCGGTGACGCTTCAACTCCCAAGGCACCGGGTGTCAACGAGGATTGGGGTAAACTATCGCCGGGTCCATATGTGGGTGTGGTCAAATCAAACAACGATCCCTTAAGGGCCGGCAGGCTCAAGGTGTTGATACCTTCACTGAAAGGTAGCACCGGATCGGATTTCGATGGTCTCATAGACTGTGACTACCTGTCTCCGTTCTATGGCAACAAAGGATTATCATACATCAAGCAAGGATACAAACACACAGACTCCCAGTTCTCATACGGATTCTGGGCAGTACCACCTGACCTAGAGACCAGGGTACTGGTGATATTCGCAGAGGGCAAGATAGAGGAAGCGTTCTGGATAGGATGTGTGCAGGAGCCACTTACAAACCACATGACACCAGGTATAGCCTCTTCTTTCAGAACAAGAGACTCTGACAACCAGAGCACCCAAGATGAATATGGTTCGGAGAATCTACCTGCGGGTGAAGTCAACAGACTCATGGACATCGATGAAAACAATTTCGACCAGGCACCCATGCCGATACACCCACTCGCAGACACATTGATGACACAGGGTCTGAGCAAAGACAACATCAGGGGAAACACCACATCTTCGGCACAAAGGGAAGCACCAAGCCAGGTGTTTGGCATGAGCACACCGGGTAGACTCAACCCTGGCGCAACACCGGTCAAGGTCGGAGCAAAGGATTCCGAGGCCGAGGCCATAGTGGACAGGTTGTCCGGACACACATTCGTCATGGACGATGGTGCAGAAGACGGCACTAACCAACTGACAAGATTACGTACGTCATCAGGACACCAGTTGCTGATGCACGACTCAGAAGGAATAGTGTACATAGCCAACGCATCAGGTAACGCCTGGATAGAGATGAACAAGGAAGGCAGGATAGACATTTACTCTGGTGTGGGAGGTATCAACATGAGGACACAGGGTGACTTCAACCTACACGCCGACGCCAACATCAACATGCACGCCGGCCAGAGTGTACGTATGTCAGCACCAGGAACAGATGACGTGTATTACAAGCCAGATGACTTACCGGTCAAGAAAGGACAGAAGTCAACTGCTGATATAAAAGTCCCTAGGAGACCAGGAGAGATATTGATGTCAACAGACTACCTGCAGACAATGGCGGAAAAAGGTGTGTTCACAAGTTCTCAGGATGGACAGATCTCCACATACGCTAAAGGTGGTATGTTCTCGTACACAGACGGGCAGGTGCTGGTGGGAGCCGGAGGACAGATACACTTGGCCGGTGCACAGGTACATTTCAATTCAATTGCGGCCAGTGACAAGTGGGGACCTAAATGGTTGAAACCATCCGAAGTTGGCATGGAGCCTAGACTAGAGGGAGACGTGGATTTGACCAAGAAGGGCATAGAGCCATTGGCACCATTCACCAAACAGACCAAGACAACAGTACACAGATTCATAACACACGAACCGGTGCCAAGGTTCAAAGGATTCTCAGCCGACGGTTTAATGCCGAATTTCGATGAAAACTCTGATATGATGGACAGTAAACAATGGTACAAACTTTCAGCCACACCAGGGACAGTGGAATTCATGGAACAGCAAAACAGACTGAGCCCAATCGCCGCTGTTAGAGACGGACAGGCACAGGCTGACATGGAAAGGATCGCTAGGGACCAGATGGGAACATCTACAGATCCCAAAAAGGCCAGGGCGATACTGGCAAACGTTGGGAAACTTTATGACAAGAAATTTAACATAGCCTCTTTATCAAAAGACAAATGGGACCTGGCAGACAGCATCAGCAGTAAGTTCGCGGGTTTCAATGTTTCAGACAAAGCAAGTGATGTCCTCAACAACACAACGAAGAAACTGGCAGATCAGGTCATAGACACAATATCTGGATCAGATGCAGTTGCCATGTTCAAGGACAATGTTTTCGTTAACCAAGCAGGAGAACTTTTCGCACTGGGTGGAGGAGCAGACTTCTCTAAACTTGCGGCGGGAAATGTTAAGGGATTCGCGACAGATGTAGGGTCCAAAGCACTGGCCAACGTGGCCAACGACACATTCCAGAAGGCGGTGGGAGACCTCACCAAGAGGAAGGCCATAGGTGTGGACAAGTGGGGCAACATCGTATATGAACGATCGGTTTTACCAAGTTCCGTAGCCGGCATAGACATATCCGGCATCGCGGGCAACATCAACATAGCCAACCTTGCATCCATAGGTGACCTCAAGGCCGCGACCAACGTGTTCAAGAACGTGGTGGCAGGACAGGTTACATCTGCAGTCACGTCGACGGCAATATCGGCCATAAAAGGACAGGCATCGTCCTTCATAACAGGATTTTTAGGAAAAAGCACAGCGAGAGAATTGGCCCGTGTCGGAGGAGTGAATGCGGCCAGCAGTCTAGGACTCAAGATAGGAGCAACCAAGTTGCCACAACTTTTAGGTGGACAAACAATTAGTTCTGTGGCATCATCTATCGGTAGTTTCTTCAGTTCAGGATTCGGTTTCAGTGATGAAAGACTGAAAGAAGACATAAGATTTGTTGGCAAATCGTACGCAGGAATTAACATATATTCATTTAAATACAAACAACTGCCTGGTAGGTACATGGGAGTAATGGCACAAGAAGTCCCATGGGCTAGGCACATGACAGACACTGGTTACTATGCTGTGGATTACAGCAAGGTGGATGTGGAATTTAGGAGGTTACATTAATGGCATACGGTGATTCAGGAGACGGTGGTTCAGGCGCTCTATCAGACAAGCAAGTTTCCTTCAAAGGATTCAGCAGTCGTGCTGACCAGAAGAATTTCAAGTTGTATGATTTCGAAGTTGCCAAACAGGACCTTATCAACCGACTCTCTATTCGTAAAGGCGAGCGTGTTGAGAACCCAGAATTTGGCACAATAATATATGATGCCATATTCGAACCATTCACAGAGGCACTAAAAGATGCCATCATAGATGATGTTACGGCTAATCTCAATGCAGATCCACGTCTATCAACAGAGGAAATACTAGTTTCTGAGGCAGAACAGGGCATAGCCATACAGGCAACAATAACATATGTGCCATTGAATATCACAGAGAAATTACAATTTAATTTCGACGAAAACTCGTTGCTACGCCTATCTTAATATACGCATATTTCCTAACACATAAATATCGTTGTATATACTATGGCCACAACAGACAGACAGAACAGATTATTAGTTGCGGAAGATTGGCAGAAGATCTACCAGTCATTCCAGCAGGCAGATTTCAAATCCTACGATTTTGAAACACTACGTAGAACAATGGTGGCATATCTACGTGAGAACTATCCAGACGATTTCAACGATTTCGTGGAAAGTTCGGAGTACGTTGCACTCATAGATCTAATCGCCTACATAGCACAGGCTTTGAGTTTCAGGGTTGATCTAAACGCTAGGGAAAATTTCTTAGAAACCGCAGAAAGAAGAGACTCGGTACTAAGACTTGCACGTCTTATAAATTACAACGCCAAAAGAAATAGGCCAGCAACAGGGCTCTTGAAAATTAATTCTATGTCTACAACACAGGACGTGGTAGACAGTTCAGGCACAAACCTATCAAACCAAACTGTTATCTGGAATGACTCTGCAAACAGCAATTACAGAGAACAGTTTATTGCGATATTGAATGCCGCTAACCAAACAGGACAACTTTTTGGAAATCCAAGGGAGTCAGGACCCATCGGTGGAATAGATACAGAAGTATACACTTTAAGTTCCAACCAGATCGATCTGCCTTTGTTCAAGTATGTCAAGTCTATTGGCGGAGTATCAAGACAGTTTGAAATAGTACCAAGCACAATAAACAATTCTGATTCAATTTATGAATCAGATCCTATCCCGGGCACAGGCCTGACCTACACTTATAGATCAGACGGCGGCGGTGACAGTTCCAACAACACAGGATTCTTTTTCTTGTTCAAGCAAGGAACCATGCAGTATGCAGACTTCACAGTGGACACAGCAATCACGAATTACATTAGATCCATAACGGTTAACAATATCAATGACTCGGACGTGTGGCTGTACAAGTTGGACCAGTTCGGACAGATGTCAGAGAAATGGACACAGGTACCTGCACTATCTGGAAACAACGCAATTTATAACTCTCTATCAGGCTCGGAAAGAAACATCTACAATGTTGTTACTAAGGCAGATGATAAGATAGATCTAGTTTTTGGAGACGGAACTTTTTCTAATCTCCCCCTAGGGTCTTTTAGGACATATCACAGGATAAGCGACAACGTAAAATACGCTATAACACCTGCAGACATGCAGAACGTGACTTTATCAGTTCCTTACACAGACAACTTTGGAGCACAACAGAGCCTTACATTGTCAGTGGGATTAAGACAGTCGGTTTACAATTCCGCGGCCGCAGAAACCAGTGAGTCGATAAAAGAAAAAGCCGCACAGGTTTATTATTCACAGAATAGGATGATCACAGCAGAGGATTATCAAGTGGTACCCCTTTCAGCATCACAAGAAATAGTAAAAGTTAGATCTATTAACAGATCAGCCTCAGGAATTTCAAGAGCCAAGGAGATACTCGACCCATCAGGTGCATATTCAAATGTCAGTGTTTTTGCAGATGACGGAATATTATACAGAGAAGAATCAACACAACAATTTACTTTCACGTTCAACAACAGGGGTGACATACAATCAATAATGGACGGTTCAATAGAAAACAAACTGAAACAACCATACTCGAGACACTTCTACTATTTCAAATATGGGACGAAAGATCTCAGCACATTAACTGCCACGTGGAATTCAACTACTACATCCACGAACACCAATACCGGATACTTTACTTCTACAGGTGCATTGTCGATCGGTGATTTTGCAACTTCTAATTTTAAATTCGCAAAGCCGGGTGCATTGGTTAAATTCACTTCACCAGACACACGAGGGTTTTTAAACGATTCCTTAGTTACAGCAGGAACAGATGATGCTCAAGACAGGAAATGGGCCAAGATAGGTGCATTAGTAGGAGATGGCGCAAACAGCGGTGTAGGTAACCTTGAGTCGGGTGTTGGACCTGTGACGTTGAGTAGTGTGATACCTAACGGTGCAGTTGCAAGTGCAGTGATACCGAATTTCACAACTTCATTTGCACAAGACCTAGAGTTGAACATGATGGATAGAATAGAACAATTTGAAGAGTTCGGTCTAAGATACGATATTAATTCGGAAACATGGAAAGTTATTACAGCAACAAATTTAAGCACTTCGTCTGTTTTCAGCCTTGATAACACAGGTGATACCTCAGCAACTAATTTAGATGCAAGTTGGTGGTTCAAGTTCACCAATGACGGAAACACGTACACAGTGACATACAGGAAGTTGGAATATATATTTGAATCTGAATCACAGAACAAGTTTCACTACGACACAGAAGAAAAAATTTACGATTACAAGACAGGAAAAAGTGTTAAGGACACAGTAAAAGTACTAAAAACTAATTCATTAATATCTACAGGCAACAGCATAGGTTACCCTATTACATGGCAAGTGACAGACACAGTGAAAGAAGCAGACGGTTTCCAAGACAACAGGAAAGTCAAGGTTGGCTTCTATGATGATGACGACGACGGTGTTGTAGACAATCCTGAACTTTTTGATATTATTGTGGAGCCAACATTATCTGAAAGCACCAAATTTGTATTTTTTGAAAAATACACATCCTATGACAACATATCAAGATTTAGACCATACGCGGCATCAAACTTTGTGGTGACACAAAATGAATCAGATATAAATCTTAACACTGCCACGTACACAGATAATCAGTTGTTTTACTTTTACGCATCAGATGAGGACGTGATAAAGAAGTACGACTTGTCTACCAACACACTTTCAACTACCACAGATTACTTGGCTAGAAAGGGTAGAAGGTCTATAAATTTCCAATACAAGCACAACGCAGGACAAGAGACAAGGATAGATCCTAGTGTCTCTAACATTGTAGATGTCTACATGCTGGAGAGAACTTATGATAACCTTTACAGGATTTGGTTGCAGGACGGAGGTGTAAAACCTGCCACATCAACTTCAGACCAACTAAGGATTAATTATTCGGGTACTCTAAATCCATTGAAGTCACTTTCTGATCAGATAGTGTATCATCCGGTCAAGTACAAGATACTTTTCGGTAGCAACGCGGACGAGGAATTACAAGCCACGTTCAAAGTAGTTAAGAATCCTAAAACCAATGTGACAGACGCAGTAATAAAGACAAGAGTAGTTGCGGCAATAAACGAATTCTTTGCACTGGACAACTGGGATTTTGGAGATACATTTTATTTTACAGAATTAGCCGCTTACATACACAATCAATTGGCTCCGGATCTGTTGACAGCAGTGATAGTTCCTAACCAATCAGGACAGGGTTTTGGGTCTCTGTTCCAGATAGATTCAGCGTCAGACGAAATTTTCATCAGTGGGGCCACCGTTGGTGATGTAACAATAATAAGTGCATTGGGAGCCAATCAGTTATTGGCATCCGGCACAGTTGTGACATCAACATCAACTGCCACGAACAATACTACATCAGGATCAGCAGTATCAGGCTCTACTACAACAACGTCCGGTTCAGGTTCAAACACCGGCAGTAGTGGATCAGGATACTAATGGCAGATAACACAACTAATTCACTAACAAATAACGAAGTTGTCAAACAAGGCAACAACGAGTACAGACGTACGGTTCAACATTTACCTGCTTTTTATAGAACAGACACTAACCAGAGGTTCCTTTCCAGCACCGTAGATCCTTTGATACAGAAAGGTGCACTTGAAAGACTAGACGGGTTCATAGGTAGACAAGACGCATACACAAGGCAAGTCACAGACAGATATGTTTCTGCAACCAATCGGGATAGATATGCATACCAACTGGAACCGGCAGTAACATACACAAACAGAGACACAACGTCGGTCAACCCAGAGGATCAGGTCAAGTTCACAGGTACGTATGATGATTACATCAACCAGATCAAGTACTTTGGAGGAAAAATCAATAATCACGACAGACTAAACAAAGAAAAAATATACAGTTGGAATCCTGCGATTGACTACGACAAACTGATCAATTACAGAGAGTATTACTGGATACCAGAGGGACCGGGATCCATAGAAATAGATTCTGTAGGACCAAATGCAGTGGCGGAATATTCAGTAGAGAATTTAGCACAAGGTGCCTACAACTTCTCACACAGGGAGAATGAAAACAATCCTATATTGACACTTTACAGAGGCAACACATACAAATTTAATGTAAACGCAAAAGGACATCCGTTCTACATAATGACTGAGCCATACAAGGACGGGTCGACAAATTTATTTTACACGTCAGGTGTGACCAATGCTGGCGCAGACACAGGGACAGTGACTTTTACAGTGCCTACGGGAGCACCGGATATACTTTACTATCAGTGTGGTAATCATGATGCCATGTATGGTATCTTACAAATAAAAACTATCACGTCGACAACAGAAATCAATCCTGCCGATGACATAATAGGTGCAAAAAATTACAGTCTGAGAACTTTAGATCTTTCAAATGGTATGAAGATCAAGTTTCCGGCCAGCCTAGTGGGATCAGATTATCAGAACAGGGAATACTACGTTGAGGGCGTTGGAGATTCAATAACATTGACAGACGTTGATGACATGATAACTCCGGCCAGTTATTCCACAGAGACGACAGTATTATATGATGCAGTTGGTTATGACACAAGACCTTATGCAAAGGCTTTCTACACACCAGACGCTAAAGATTACATAACAATTAAGAAGGATTCACGTGACCAGAACTCCTGGTCAAGATATAACAGATGGTTCCACAGATCTGTGATTGAAGAGACTGCTAGGGTTTCGGGTTTCACACCTGTACTGGATGAGGACAGCAGGGCAAAGAGACCCATAATTGAGTTTGATTCAGGACTAGCACTTTATAACCATGGTACGGTAGCCAAAAGATCCGTAACACTTTTTGATACAGTAACGACAGATGCTTTCAGCAGTGTGGTCAAACAGACAGGTTATATCATTGATGGATTACCTGTAGAAGACGGAATGAGAGTTGTGTTTTCTGCAGACACTGATTCTACAGTTAAAAATAAAATATATGTCGTGAACTTTGTCACAGCAGGAGATTCCACACAGGTAATATCCTTAACAGAAGCATCAGACGGCACACCAGCGGCCGACGAAAGTATTTTTATTGAGTTTGGTTCAGCAAACCAAGGAAACACATATCACTATGATGCAACATCTGAATCATGGAAAGTATCTCAACAGAAGACCGGAGTGAACCAACAGCCGTTGTTCAAAATGTTCGACAACGAACATACTAGTTTCGACGATGCAACAACGTATCCCAACTCATCTTTCACAGGTGCAACTGTTTTCAAATTTGCAACGTCGGATACAGCACCGACAGACACAGTATTGGGTATAAAAGTGAAATACAACACTGTCAACAACATCGGTGACATAGTGTTTGAATCAGATCATACATCTGGAACATTCACATACAAATTAGGTACTACAACATTTACAAAGAATCTCGCCGAGGGACATCTACACTATACAACAAGCAGAACAACGCACAATTCTAGAAGTTCGTGGATACAGAGCACAAACCCTAGCAAACAACGAGTCATAAGGACTTTCACAGTTGGGAAAACAGAAAAAAAATTATTCCCTGTGGACTGTTATGACAAATCAGCATTATTGACCGATCTTGAAATTTCAGTTTCTGTGAATGGTGAGAAAAAATCGCTGACAACAGATTACACATTAGTAAATGGTACTAAAAACAGATACGTAAAATTTGTCAAAGAACTTATTGTGGATGACCAAATAAGGTTATCTGTGTACAGTGCCGCCGACAAAGTGAAAGGCAAAGGCATTTATGAGGTTCCAGACAACTTGTCCACAAACAGCATGAATGGCAAGTTAGGCACATTCACTTATGGTCAGGTGTTGAGACATGTAAGAGATATATTTGAGAAGAACACTAATCTCACAGGATCGGTGCCAGGTAGCACAAATTTAAGAGATAATCCAGACTCACGTTTTCTAGGTGGTACAATACACCAACACGAAGGTCCATTACTGCCGGCAATATACGGGCTGATAGATCGAGATACTAATTTAATTAATGCCATTGAGTACACAGCTCATGAATATGAAAAATGGTATGATGCATTTCTGACACATATAACAGGTACTGCTTACGAGGGAGTTGCCGCTGATAGGGTGGATGAAATAATCAGCAGTATTACTACTGGAAGGAATTCGAGTTTTCCTTTCTACTATGAAGACATGTTGGGGTATGGAGAGAATGTTACAACTAGATCATACACGGTGTTGGGTGCATCACAGACAGAATATGCAATAGATTCAATTCATGACATAACCAAAATAAGCAATAGGGCAGTGTACGTTTATCTTAATGATGTGCAGTTGTTGGTCGGCTCACAGTACACATTCAGCACCACAGACGATAGTGTCAACATAACAGCAACACTTACCGAAGGAGATAGGATCGTAATAAAAGATTACGCAGACACAACAGGAAGTTACATGCCAACTTCACCGACCAAACTAGGCATGTATCCAAAGTTTACACCAGAAATATTCACGGATGACACATACATCACAAGCACGACAGTGATAAGAAAACATGATGGATCCATAATTAAAGCATACGGTGACGAACGTGATTCTTTAATACTGGAATTAGAGAAAAGAATTTACAACAATCTTAAGACATCGTACGATAACACACTTATCAACATAAATGACGTATTGCCAAATGTTTTTTCTTCAACGGAGTATACGGTAGATGAAATAAATGACATAATGGCAACAGATTTCTACTCATGGGCGGGACGTGGAAATGTACAATACATCAGTAACACAACATTCGTAGAAGGATCACCATTCACTTACAACTATGCACGATCAACATCCAACAAGTCAGGTGACAAGTTGCCGGGATATTGGAGAGCCATATACAAAGAATATTACGACACAGATGCACCTCACGTGAGACCATGGGAGATGCTAGGACATTCAGAAAAGCCAACAGATTGGGACACAACTTATGGAACTGCACCTTACACCTCAGGTAACAGTATTTTATGGAACAAAATTGCCACAGAGTCAGGAAGGTACGGCAAACCAGGCATACTAAATTACTTGCCGGTAGACACATCAGGTAACCTGCTCGACCCGTTGGCGATAGGGTTAGTGGACAACCTCGACGTGGCAGGCAGGTCAGCAGGATGGAAGTTTGGTGATCAATCACCAGCAGAAACTGCCTGGAGGAGATCGTCAGCATATACTTTTTCAGTGATAAGAACATTGGCACTGACAAAACCCGCCAAGTTTTTCAGCAACTTATTTGATCCATCTAGATTGACAACAAATGTTGCAGGAAATCAGATAGACACAGACACAGGAGTCAGGTCCACACTGGCCACTTCTAAATATCACCTAGAGACTGTAACAGACAACAACACAGGAATAACGACGAGGTACCACACAGCGGGTTACCAGCCCTTTATTGTGAACCACTTGGTGTCAAAGAACCTTGATCCAAAAACTTTCTACTATGACAGGATGAAAAATCTTAAAGTTCAACTGGCATACAAATTGGGAGGATTCACTGACAAGGATAATATAAAAATATTAACAGATTCAGTATCTCCAGGATCAACATCAGGATCCAAGTTCATACCTGATGAGAACTACAAGATTTTATTCAGGACGTCAAACCCTGTTGACAGTTTCCAATATTCGGGTGTACTGATTGAGAAGAACACGGATACAACAACAAAAACAGATGGTTCTACTGTAACAAATGTTGGTGGGTATAAAGTTCTAGGTTATTCAAAATCAAAACCGTATTTTAACTTCAATTATCCGATAAAGACCACAACTGCTTCAGCAGTGTCAGTGGAAGGTTCGGTGACAGTAGAGAAATTTAACATCTACCAAGAAGCCACACAGACTGTGCCTTATGGGCATGTGTTCGACACCATACAGGATGTGGCTGACTTCTTGTTTGGATACGGACACTGGTTGGAAGACCAAGGGTTCCGCTTTAATAAGTTTTCAAAGGAACTGAAGGAAACATTGAACTGGTCAAACGCAGTTAGAGAATTCTTGTTCTGGACAACACAACAATGGACACCAGGATCAGCGGTAACAGTATCACCTGCGGCAGACGGTTTCGAGTTAGACACAACAGACGGTATTGTAGGCAAAATGCGAAATCTTTCGGGAGACTATTCTATACTTGACTCCGGTGGAAGAAAAATAGATGTAAGAGAAATATCAACAAAGAGATTAGGTAAAACATTCGAGTTAGGAATCAAATCTGCAGATGTTGGACTATACAATATTGCTTTGAACACCGTACAGAAGGAACACATTCTGTTGTTTGACAACAGCACCGTGTTCTCGGATATCATATACGAACCATACACAGGATTTAGACAAGAGAGATTAAAACTTGTTGGATGGAAAACAGCCGGATGGAACGGCGACTACTATGCTCCAGGGTTTGTGTTTGATGCCGCACAGGTCACATACTGGTTGGCCAACACAGATTACAGGATCGGGGATTCAGTAGAGTATCAGGCCAAATTCTATGTGTCCAAGGCAAATCACAATTCGGGACCTAAGTTTGACATAGAGAATTGGACATTGAAAACAGAAAAACCAGCACCACAACTAATACCAAACTTCGAATACAAGATTTCACAATTCAATGATTTTTACAATCTAGAAACGAACAACTTTGATGAATCTCAACAAAAGTTAGCACAGAGATTGATCGGGTATCAGTCAAGGGATTACTTAGAAAATCTTTTCGTCAACGACGTATCACAGTACAAGTTCTATCACGGATTTATAAAGGAGAAAGGTACCAAAAATGCAATAGACAAGATACTCAAAGCCAAGTATGAGGGCGAGGACATTGATCTAGATCTACATCCTGAATGGATGATAAGGACAGGAAATTTTGGTAACACAGATTCAACGGAAAGCATACAGATAACACTCAATCAAAATCAAATTACTTCAGATCCTCAGAGCATTGAGCTACTAGAAAACACAAAAGACACGCCGGAGTACGCAAGATCAGAAGGTGTTGCTAAAGATAATTTTTTCTACAAGCCAGTGGAGTACACAACCTCAACAACGTTCAGTAGGTTGGATTACACTAAAGAAGGAGTTAATAGAGATACTGCACAGGTATTCAAGACTGCTGGCTATCCACAGTTGGGACAGGTACAACACACAGCATTCAATATAACAGACATTTTCAACCTAGATGTAAACAGAGTTGCATCAAGCGAATTGATATGGGTGGCCAATAAATCTAATAGAGATTGGGACGTGTTCAGGATCACAGCGGGAGATTTTAAAATTGCAACTGTGCGTTCAGTAAATGGTGCCTCGCAGTTGGAACTTATCTTCACAGGTTCACATGGATTGTCACAAGGTACACAGACAACAGAAGCAGATTACTTCGCTATAAGCAACAGCGAGGAAGAAACGCTTAATGGAGTTTATCAGGTCGCTTCGATAGTGGACCACAGGACTGTACTCATTGATTACACAGGTAATACATCTTTCATACCGGCATTGGAAGATGGATCGACTGCAGACACTTATGGCAATGTCTATAAGTTTATATCTGTGAGAGTAGATTCCATGGACAACTGTAATGACAAAATAAACTATGACAAGTACAGGGATAGAGACAACAGCATAGAACGTGAGGGCGACAAGGTTTTCGCAGACGCAGACAGTTCGGGACTGTGGCGTGTTTATGAAAAGCAAGATCCATACACACTGAAAAACATTTTATCTCCAGATTCAGCAACGACCCAACAAGATTTTGGACACAGGATAGTTGCACGTAATGACGGAAGGACGGTGATCGCATCTGCACCTGGCAAAGCACAAGGGGAAGTACACTTCCTGTTCAGGTCCACAGCAACACCAGGGTCACTGTTCAGACCAAACTCAACGGTTACAACGACGGCCGGAAATGACAATACAAGTAAACTAGGTGATTCACTGTCGATGAGCACGGATGAGAACTTTGTTATTGCGGGTGCACCGTATGCCAATTCTCTTGGTTCAGATGGTAGCACAAGATTCGCAGACGCAGGAGCCATAGAGTTATTTGTGTGGGATCCGTCGACGTTCAAGTACGGAACACTAGTGACAAAGAGACCACCCACAGACCAGGCATCACAGAACTTTGGCTGGGCACACAAGATCGCTGAGCCAGGTGCAAGTTCAGTCAGAAGCACGCCAACAAAATACATGTTTGTGTCCGCACCTGGACTTAATTCAGACACGGGCAGAGTGTACATGTATGAGTGGGGTATAGGTGCTGATGGATCAACGTATGATTCATGGACTCAGTGTGCAACAATAGATTCAGCAGAAGGTGGATCAGGGCAGAGATTCGGTCACCGGTTGGAAGTCAACGACAACGGGGACATATTGGCTGTAAGTTCGATCGCACCAGGCAACGCAGGCAAGGTTGACATATTTGTTAGATCATCACACTCCAATGACGATAGTGTGGCACATTCATTCACTCATGTACAAACACTGACAGGAGTATCAACAGATGGCTCTAGTTTGAACACACAATTTGGTGATTCCGTTGCAATGAGCAAAGACGGAACACGATTGATTATAGGAGCACCGGGCGTTGACAAAACAGAGCAAGACGATGCAGGTGCAATATATTATTACAAATGGAACGCAGACGGTTCCACAAACACATACACATTACAACAGACCATGGAATCACCTGATTCCCAAGTCAACATGAGATTTGGAACGTCATTAAGCATGAACCAAGCAGGCACCAGGTTGATCATAGGCGCACAGAATTTTTCAAACGTCAGAGAGATGAAGTTCGACGCCGGAGAAACAACATTCGATCTACAAGACACAACAATATCAGATACCAACACAGAATCAGGCAGTGCCTACACGGCCACGATGTACAACACCAAATTTGTCATAGATGACAGATTGATCACGGATAGTGTGTCAGCACACGACGGGTTCGGCAAAGGAGTTTGTGTCACAGACAACACAGTGCTGGTAGGAGCGCCACAGGATGATGGCAACATCGCATCGGACGGAAGTAGCAGGGTGCAGAACGACGGAACACTGTCGTGTTTTGATCTATCTGTTTCAGGGGAATATGCATGGAAAAATATAACTTTTGAGACACCGTTGATCGACATAGAGAAGGCCGGACAGGTATTTGATTTCAACAACAAAACTAAACAAATAAGAGATTTCTATGACCTTTATGATCCAGTGCAAGGTCGTATATTGGGGGTAGCAGATCGTGAAATCAATTACAAGACAGAGTGGGATCCAGCGACCTACAACACAGGCCAAGACGAAAATACAAAAACACCATGGGCGGAGGAACACCTGGGAGAAGTATGGTGGGATCTATCTCAGGTAAAATGGCTTTGGTATGATCAAGGTACACAAGAATACAAATTTAATCACTGGGGACAGAAATTTCCAGGATCGACAATAGACATATATGAATGGACAGAGTCACCCGTGCTTCCAAGCGTATGGAACACCAGGTCTGGCACACAACAAGGAGCAGTGGAAGGCATATCAGGAATAGCCGCGTATGGTGATGACTCTAGTTATAACATAGTTCAGAGATATAACTCTTCCGTCAACAGATTTGTGAACATCTATTACTTCTGGGTAAGGAACAGATCAACTGTACCTACAAATAGTGTTGTGACGAGAAAGAACTCCACATCATTCGTGTCAAACCTTATAGACTTTCCGGAAAGATTTTCATACAAGTATTACTCTATAACAGACACCAACATGTTGATCATCAACAAGATAGGCGCACTGACAAACAGTGACATTGTTCTCAACATAGACATCCGGACAAACAACTTCGAGGGCGATTCACACAGCGTATGGAAACTGGCGAAAGAGGGTGATAAGGACTGGAGACCAGGACATCAGATAGAGACACGTTGGTGGGATTCACTCACAGGCAAGAACGTAGCAGGTGATATTGTTCCTGATCTAGACCTACCGGTCAACAGGAGATATGGAAACAACATAAGACCTAGGCAGGGGTGGTATGTGAACAGGTTCAATGCATTGAAAGAAATAATAGATTATGCAAATGATGTGTTGAAGAAACATCAACTAGTAGGAACAATCAATCTTAACAACTTAAACTCTGCTGATCCAGAACCAACAGCACAGAGTTTAGAATGGGACGCATATGTAGACACCTACGCAGAATTGACATACATCGACACTAGAGAGTTCTCTGGAACAGTCAACTATCTTGTGAAGGCGGACGAAACGGCCAATAATTATTGGGCAATATATACTTGGGACGGTACTGAATGGACTAGGACAAAATTACAAACTTACAACACCTCCGCTTATTGGGGTTACACAGATTGGTATCAAGTACTGGAACATCATGGTGAGACAGGTATGGTACATGATGCAAATACAAAAATTGACAAACAGGTGACATATCAGTATGAATTGGATACATTGGATCTTGCTGTTGGCAAACATGTAAAAGTGACATCAGCCGACACGGGTGGATGGAAACTGTTCATGAAAACAGCAACAGGATGGAGCAACGTTGGAACAGAAAACGGCACAATTAGATTAAAAACAACACTGTATGATTATTCCCAGGATGCCACGGGATTTGCAGGACAGGACAGTTTCGACGACAATTTCTTTGATCAGGATCCGTCAACAGAAACTAGAAAAATTTTAACAGCACTCAGAGATGATCTTTTCATCAATGATTTAGCGATAGAATACAACACATTGTTCTTCACCGGACTTAGAAAGGTTCTAGAAGAACAAACATATGTGGACTGGATGTTCAAAACATCTTTTATCAATATTAAGAATTCTGTAAGGAAACTAGATCAGAGAAAAACTTACACCATAGGCACCGACAGTTGGATAGAGAGTTACATAAATGAAGTTAAACCTTTCCACACAACGATTAGGGAGTACAAGTTAGGTTACACAAACACAGACACACATGATGGTATATTCTCTGACTTTGATAATCCAACGTTCTATGACCCAGAGACGAACGCTATAAGATCTTTAAACGTTGACTCGGACACGGACAAGTTGACCGAATTCCCACACCAGATGTGGTATGACTACCATAAGAAATACGTGCAGTCCATCACAGTGACACACGGAGGTTCAGGATATCAACAGATACCGATAGTTACGGTGCTCGGCGGAACAACAGGATCCACAGGACCTTTCCAGATACAGGCTACAAGTTCATCAGGCACAACAAGTGGACAGTTTGGTTACTACTATCCTTTGTTCACAAACGAGAAACAAGCAGAGATTTATGACACACAGAATGGTGGAACTGGCACAACGAAGACTTACACGTTCGATGGCTATCCGGGTTCTTTCTATGGACCAACGGCATCAACAGCAGAATCAACAAGTGACAAGTCTGGGGCCTTCAAGATGTACATAACACCAACAAACACTGCGGCAACAGCCACAGCGACAATACAGAATGGTGCAGTCACAAAGATAACTGTCACGGGAATTGGTGCAAATTACAACAGCACTCCTGTGGTGATAATATCCGGGGGACGAACGGACGGTTCAACACCAACAGACACTGCCAAGGCATACGCAAATTTGAACAATGACTTGGTCAGAGATCTAGATACAACAATAAAATTTGACAGGGTGTCTAGCACGTCCAGGGTACAGGACTGGACGGCGTCTACGGCGTACGCTTACAATGATCTAATTAGACACAAAAATCAATTGTACAAAGTGACAAAAGCGTTTACGGCAACAACCGATTTTGATGACAATGTAGCAGATCTTTACAAGGTTTATGGAGATGAGACAGGTTTAACAGCCGCTGACAGGACAAAAGGTTTCTACACGCCAGGCACAGGAATGCCGGGCAACGAACTTGACCAGGTCATGACAGGTATCGACTACGGCGGAACAATGGTGACAGGATTGCTGTTCAACCAGAGCCAAGGGTGGGACAGATCGGGTTGGTATGATTTTCCATGGGACAACTATGGAGGTTCTAGAGTCAAGGCATTCAAGGGAGATGGTTCATCTAACACCTTCACATTTGATACCGCACCTGCAACAACAGAAGTTTATCAAGTCTATATAACAGAAGATGACAGCACAAGGAGAAAACTCACAGATGTTGTGAGGGGTGATGGGTCAAGCGTGGTCATGCCTGTTGGCGGATTGAGTATAACACCGAACGCAAACGCATTGGTAGAATTCATACCGTTCGATGACGACGGTGTGTTGACACCGACAGATGACAGGACATTGGATTCCATAGTCAAAGGTGGACTTTTTGGATCAGCATTAGGACATGCACCTAGTGATATAATGTTAGAAGGCGACGACTTTGTATCACCAGATACTAGTTACGCACCTGAAGAGACTGTGCCAGGTCAGTTGTTTGACACATTAGACATAAAAGTTTACACATCACCAGAGTCAGGAGTTCCATTTATCAGCGAGAAAAATTACACAGGAAATGGAAGCACAACAACTTTCGCCATAGGAGACTTTCCAGGAACATTGGGATCAGTGACAGTGAGTGTTGGTGGCGTTGTGAAAAAACTAACAACAGATTACACAATCAATGTTGCAAACAAAACAATAACATTTGGATCGGCACCTGCTAACGGCAGTGTAATAGCAACTAGGGTTTTTGCTATATCAGGGGATAATTACAGGGTGCTTGACACATTCGTTGGAGATAATTCAACAGTATCGTTTACGACTTCGTCAAGAAGTGAGTTCAATCTAGATTCAACTGTATCAGACATATACGTGACACAGGATGGAGTACCAAGGACAGATTTTACACGAACCATTACAGCGAATACGGTTACAATAACTTTCAATTCACCGGTACCACCGACAGGTGCCTTTATACAGGTTGCAGGATTCAACAAGTCAGCAAGTTCTCCAACAAGGAGTTTTGCAAGTATAAGGAATCAAGAACTAACATATGCAAGTGGAACGAACAGATACACATTGACATATCCACCAGGTTCTATAGGTCCATTCTCAGGTTTGACAACAGTGGAAGTAAACGGTAGGGTGCTACGAGGACCAGACAACACGTATTATGTTGGTGACGGAAGCACATACACTTATGGAGTAGTGTCAGGTCTAGAGGATGATTCCACAGTTGACCCAGCAAAAACAATTTCATCTGCTTCGCAGGTAGAAGTTTATGTGAACGGAACTAAGAAAGATTTAAACACCGACTACACAGTTGATATAGGAAATCAAAATATAGAGTTTGTTACATCAGCAGTACCAACATCAACAGATGTAATCTGTATTTCAACTTTAGTTGATCATCAGTACTTTAATCAAGGCACAGATATCATATTGGTACCTAGTGCTATAACTTCACCGTATTCACTTTCAAACAGCGACAAGATTTCAGTAACAACATTTAATAATGCTTTGGGAATGAAACAGAGAAGAGAAGTTCTCGAAGGAAGATCAAGTGGAATCTTCAAATTGAGATTCGACACTTTGAATGCAGGATACACTTATGTGTGGTTAAATGGTGAACAGTTGACCCAAGGTGTGGACTGGCTTGTGAGCGGCAACACAATAACTGTACCAGGCAAGACGATCACAGCAAGTGATAGATTAGATGTGATGTATTTCGCGGTAGAATCTGCCACAGGTGCAACAGGATTCAGGATATTCAAAGACATGTTGAACAGGACGTTCTACAAACGTATATCCAAGACTGCAACAACAAAATTAACGATAGATATGACAGAAGGGACACAGACCATCACAGTAGAAGATGGCACAGTGTTACCTGATCCAAAAAACGTTATCAGTTATGATGGATCGTCTGTTCAAACAATTATACCGGGAGTCATATTCATAGACAAAGAGAGAATAGAATACTTTACAAAAACAGGTAACACGTTGGGACAACTGCAACGTGGAACTCTTGGAACAGGGAATTAAGGGGCATGGATCAGGCACGGAAGTGGTAGATGCGTCTGGTACTCAAACCATCCCTTATGCGGACACGGTACACACCAACACCTTCACAGGTGACGGTAGCACTGTAATTTTCGCACTATCACAAACACCATCATCCGCTAGTGAGTTAGACATATTCATTGGTGGCCAACGATTGTTGCTCACTAGCGAGGATGGTTCAACTATAAATTACTCTGTGTCTGGAAGCAACGTTACTTTGAGTACGGCACCCGCTTCAGGCACACAGGTCAAAATATTACACAAGAAAGGACAGGTATGGTACACTGCTAAGGACGGAAACCCAGCAGATGGTAAAGGATTACAGGCTTCTACAAGCCAACAGGCTAAATTCATTGCTAATGAGCCTACAAACGCACCTGAATAAATACACTAGATGACACAGGACAACAAACCAACAGAATCAAAAGAAGAGAACAAAAAGCCACAGGATAACACAGGTGTTATGATGACTGGGCATATCAAGATTTTCGACCCAGAGACAGGTGAGGTTATCGTAGACAAAAGAAACGCGATACACTATGAAAACATGTCTCAGGCACTGGCCAATTCACTGGCCAACAAGTCAACAGGTTTCGTACACGAGATGGCGTTTGGTAATGGCGGAACATCCGTCGATCCAACAGGTGTAATTACATACCTCACTCCAAACTCAACAGGCAGTAATGCCACTTTGTACAATCAAACCTACTACAAAGTCATAGATGATAACTCTGCAACCAACAAAGACACAACAAGAAACAAGATGGAAGTGCGACACACAGCAGGTAACAAGTACACTGACATTGTTTGCACTTGTACTTTGGACTACGGTGAGCCAACAGGACAAGCGGCGTTTGACAACACTACAGATTTCAATGGTGCATATGTTTTTGATGAATTAGGATTGAAGAGTTGGGAAGGTACAGAGAATGGCGGAACAAACAAATTGTTGACACACGTTGTATTCCACCCAGTACAGAAATCTTTAAACAGATTGATCCAGGTTGATTACACTCTAAGAATACAAAGTTTAACAACATTCACTGAAACTAGTTCTACTGCACTGTCAACTTCAAACACAGTGAGTGGTACAACATCAGGTGGTAACACAGGGTACTAATAAATGGAATACACAGTAAACAAGAGTAACACTTCGGCATCGCCGAACAAGTACACAGTACAAGATGGAATACTAAACAATCAAACTGATTTGAGTTTCATTGGAAGAGGTTACGCTGGTTACGGAGAAGTAATCGCTGAAAATTTCCTGCATCTTTTAGAAAACTTTTCAAACGATTCTGCACCTAGTAAGCCAATACAAGGACAGTTATGGTATGACAGTTCGGCCAATAGGCTTAAAGTCTACACTGGTTCAGCATTCGTACCATCCGGAGGTAATGTTCCTTATCAATCAGACGCACCATCTGCCTTGACGCAGGGAGACCTATGGATAGACTCGGACACAGGCCAGATGTATTTCTACAACGGTTCAAGTTCGGTGTTGGTAGGACCACCCAGTGCTTCGGGAACAACAAACGGTTTCACGTATGACAGCATACTGGACTCATTAGACGCAACACAGAACATAACAAAATTATTCAATGATGGGAACCTGATAGCAATAATATCAGAGGACACCTTCACACCCAAAACAGGTATATCAGGGTTCGCAACAGTAACAAAAGGTATCACACTATCAACAGCAATAGCAGACGTCAAGTTCTCAGGAACTGCCACAGATGCAGATGCATTAGGTGGAGTAGCGGCGGCCAACTATCTGAGATCAAATTCCAATGACACCACATCAGGAACACTTGGTGTTGTTAATGACTCAGGGTTGACGGTTGGTGCTGACAGTGATTTACTTTTGACGGTCGATGCGACAGGAGTTAATCTAACCAACGCCACGCAGGACACAGACATTTCAATCAAAGTGAATGATGGTGGTACAACCACTACCGTTCTCACAGTCGACGGTGCAACATCAAGAATTGGAATAGGCACCACGACACCGACAACGAAACTACAAGTTTCAGGAACAGTGACAGCAACAGCATTCGCAGGTCCTGTGACAGGCGACCTAACAGGTAACGTTACTAGCACAGGCGCAAACTCGATGACCACTTTGACAATGGGTGGTACACTCACATCAAAAGCAATATTGCCAGATGCAACAACAACTTATGATTTAGGATCAACAAGCAAGAAATATAACACCGTACATGCAAAAGCAACATCGGCCCAATACGCTGACTTGGCAGAGATATATGAATCAGACTCTAGGTATGACGTGGGAACAGTTGTCGTATTTGGCGGAGAAAAAGAAGTAACACAATCAACGATATCAAATGACACAAGGGTGGCAGGTGTCGTGAGTGAAAATCCTGCTTACCTAATGAACGACGAGTCCGAAGGACAAGCGATCGCACTTGTAGGAAAAGTCAAGTGTAAAGTACACGGAATGGTATCAAAAGGCGATCTTTTAACCACTTGTGGAACACATCCAGGCTGTGCCCAAAAGACGGCAAGTCCTGTGTTGGGTTCTGTGGTAGGAAAAGCAATGGAAAACAAGGATGATGCAGGAGAAAGTGTCATTTTAATAAGCGTAGGAAGACTATAAATACAGGTATATGGCGTACACAATCAATAAAACAGACGGCGGAACAGTAGCCACGATCACAGACGGAACAGTAGACAACACTACTAGTTTGCAGTTGTTCGGAAAAAGTTATTCAGGATTTGGTGAGGGCCTTAACGAGAACCTTGTCAAACTACTAGAGAATTCAGCAGGAACAGGAGCACCATCGGCACCATTGAGAGGTGAACTATGGTTCGACACAAACACAAACCAAATTAAAGTATATGATGGTTCAAGTTTCAAGCCCACAGGCGGTTCGAAAACAGGAAACACAGCGCCATCGTCACCATCAGTGGGTGACCTTTGGACAAACACAGACGACGACCAGATATTTGTCTACACAGGAGACTCAAGAACACACCAAGCAAACAACGGATGGGAATTGGTAGGTCCAGTGTTCACGGCAGGACAGACATTGTCCGGTTGGAAGATTGAAACTATTGCTAGTGCAGGTGGAAACAAGGTTGTTTCATCTATGTACGTGGGTAATACTAGAGTATGTATAGTTTCCAAGGAAGATTTCACACCTTCAGCAGTACAAACAGGATTTACAACAATCAAGTCAGGAATGACATTGAATTCAACTCTTGGAGCAGTGTTTGAAGGAACGAACACATCAGCAACCTTCTTGAACGTATCAGGTACGACAAACAATTCAGGATTGATTGCAGGCGGTAACTTCCTGAGATCAGACGTGGCAGACACCACAACAGGTGGGCTGACCATTGACGCAGATGCAGGATTGTCAATAGGTGATGATCAGGAATTGACAGTGACAGTCACAAGCAACAACGTCACTATTGCACAGACATCACAGGACAAAGATATAAAATTCACAGTGAACGATGGCGGAGTTACAAAAACTCCTCTACAATTGACAGGTGCGGACGGCGGCATTGACATGATAGGTGACCTTACAATCACAGGTAACTTGAATGTGAGTGGTGCTTACAACTACACATCATCTAACGTAGTTCAACACTCAGACACTTTCTTGAAAGTAAACGCAGGTGGTTCAGAAGTAGACGCAGGACTTATAGTAGAAACATCAGACACAGATGATGCCAGAATGTTCTATGATGTGTCTGAAAACTTCTGGTCAGCAGGACATGGACAAGCATATTCACAGGTAATCAGATTAGTGGACGCAGTCGAGGACGGCGATAACAACAAAGGTAAAGTTTTGAAAACCACAGCGGCAGGTAATGTCAAAGTTACTTCAGCAAACTTAGGTGTCGTAGGTTCAGCAATAGCAACGTCAGATACTTCAAGTACAGCAGTTCCGACAATAGGACAGGTTGCTACGTTTGGAAACCTTTGGGGTGGATCAGCGAAGTATGTAAACACTTCTGCTCCTACAAGCGGCGACGGAGTTGACGGAGATATTTGGTTCGTAAGGGAGGCGTAATCCCTTATGGTAGCAATAGTTAAAAAATTTTCATACACAGGCACAGTGCAAGAGGTAACGATACCCGCAGGCACACAATCAATTGACATATACCTATGGGGTGGCGCCGCAGGTGGTGGTGGCCCAGATGACAATCCGGGAGGACCAGGCACAGGTGGACAGCACGTCAAACACGTGGGTTACACTGGTGTAGCAAGTAACATAGGAAACACTCTACAGGTCGCAGTAGGCGGCGGTGGAGGTGGTGGATCATCAGGTGGTGGAGCACCGGGTGGTGTCAACGGAAAAAGTTTAACAAATTACTCAGGCGGGAGAGGTGGTAACGCAGGACCACAACCATATTCAGGTGGTGGAGGCGGTGGCGGAGGAGCCACAGTCTTAACAGTCAACGGAACAGCGACACACATTGCCGCAGGTGGTGGTGGCGGAGGTGGTGCAGGTAACCACTCGGGTTCAACACCAGGCATTAATTCTCACTCTGCACACTCACAAACACCAGCCACACTAGGACAGAACGGTGGAGATCACTCTGGAGACGGAGGTGGTGGAGGTGCCGGTGGCGGTGGAGCCGCTGGAGGAAAAGGTGGAGCAGGTGGTTCAGGAGACAACACAGGTCAGGGTGGATACACAGGTACAAGTTTATTCCAAACGGGAGGATCAAGTGCGGCGGCATCAGGAGTCACGCCAGGTGGAACGGGTGAGTCATACTACGTGGCAGGCACATCAGTTGGCGGAAACCCAGCCTCATCTGGATCAAATGGATATGCAGTTGTCGTTTTCAACATAGGAGTACAAGCAAACGTCAAAGTATCAGGATCATGGAAAGAAGTAAATGACATGTATACCAAAGTATCAGGTGCATGGAAACAGATCACAGCAGGCTATGTTAAGGTGGGCAGTGATTGGAAGGCACTGTTCAACGCAGGAGTGAACTTTATTGAAAACGCGGCAGGTTTTGGAAACTCAGCAGGTGTTAGTGGAGCGCCAGGTGGATCAGGTGGTGGCGGTGGTTGTTTCATAGCAGGCACAATGATATCAATGCATGACGGTTCATTGAAACCAGTAGAGCAAGTGGACATAGGTGACACAGTTTCAGTAGGTGGTAAAGTTTTCGCAACAGGTAAATTCTTGATAGACAACCTATACGATTACAATGGTATACAGGTATCAGGAACACACATGGTCAAGGAAGACGGTGCGTGGGTTAGAGTAGAGGACAGTAGATTAGGAGTATCACTAGGTGACGATGAAGTGATAGTGTACGTGTTTGGTAACGAGAACAGAAGAATTATAATCAACAACACAGAGTTCACAGACTACTTTGAATTAAGTGAACAGCAAGAACTAACCAACCACGGCGAACAATTTTTTAGTAATTGGCAGGATCATGATAGACAGATACATGATAAAAATGTTAATATACTAAATGCTTGATAAATCCTTTTACCACGGCCAACAAGGCGAGTGTTTCAAACAGTTAGAAAAATATTTTGAAGAGATCAAACACGAGTTTGATTCACAACCTAACAAGGCTTTCTTAGATCCGGAAGATTTCTCAGATAGTGTTAGGGGACTTCCAGAAGACTTTGACGACAAGTCAGGTGACTATGTGCATGGCGAATGGCAAGCATTAGGCATACAATCAGGTGACCATGAGGGACAATCTTTCAATGACTATCCTATTCTATATTCCATACTGAGAAAATTTCCTTACAAAACAAATGTAGCGATAATGACTGTTGGTCCTAACACAAAGATCGGTAATCACACAGACAACGAAGGTGGATGGAGATATCAAATGTGCTTAGACGACGGTGGAGGAGACCAGAGTGGCATGCATGTGATGAACATTGAAACTCGTAAACAGGAACTGATGACTTGGAAAACAGGTGAAGCGTTTGTATTTCAACCAGATATACAAGTACACAACGGATTCAATAGAAATCCAGGGCCAAGGACAACATTATTAATTGACTTTTACAAGGAATCATTGTACACTAAAGAGAAGTTCGAAGAGTATTACCAACACTATTCGGAATGTTTTGAAGGGTTAGAAAATCTAGTGGATGTACATGAGACAAGAAAACAAAAATAACAAGATTGCCATAATTGGTCACACAAAAGGTATAGGCAAGGCCATAGCAGATCTGTACAGAAGAAAAAAATACGAGATTATTGGATTGAGTAGAAGTACAGGATATGATTTGGCAACAGATCAAGAAAAGATAATGGAAAAACTAGTGGACTGTGAATTGATTGTAGTAAATGCATATGCTAAATTTGGACAGTATCACTTACTCAAAAGAATTTACAGTGAATTCCACCATCATTACAAGAAGGTTGTAGTAATAACAAGCACGTCAGGTACACCACAGGGCAAAGACGAGGAAAATTATGGCGCCGACTACAACGAATACTGCTGGCACAAAGAGCATCTGATAAAATACATCAGCGATTTACAAGAAGAGTTGTTCAATAAACCTTTGTCGGTGTATGACGTTTGTCCTGATGTAGTGGATACCGATATGATAAAAGGATTATGGGAAGGACTGCCTAAACTCAAAGCGGATGAAGTAGCAGACACAGTGCGTTATTGCTTTGAATCACCTTTTAATATAAACAAGATTGTGATACAAAAAAATGTTAGTTAGACCCTGGAACAGAGATAAGGATTATGACACACTAGTAAAGTGGTGGAGACAGTGGGAATTTGGCGTAGTGCCAAAAGAGTGTTTACCGCCGGAGGGTGTTATGGTAGAAGTAGATGGAAAACCAATTTGTGCCAGTGGACTATATGTGGGCCAAGGAACACAGTTTGGATTCATGGAATGGGTGGTATCAGACAAACAAGCAGATCGTAGAAAACTACACGAATCATTGAAATTATGTATCGATAGCATAATGTCATTGGCCAAAGACAAGGGGTTAAAACTGGTTTACACTGCTACCAAGCACGAAGCATTGGGCAAAAGATATCAAAAATACCACGAAATGATGCTCACAGAGAGTAATGTAAAGACTTTCCTACGAGATTTAGACGGAAATTACACAAACGATTTAGAGTGGATACAGGACGAAGAGCAATACTTCAAAGGCAATAAATAAGCATAAGGAGAACATTTAAATGGCAACAAAACAAGAAGTGGCAGACTATATCAATGATAATTTCGAGACAGTCTGGACAGCAGAAGAGCAGACGAAAGTCGATCAGATGCTTAATCCAGCACTAGCGGAGATTTTAATCAAACTAGTAGGTGACGTAAGTTTCTTGACTGAAGTTAGAGATAACAGATCTAACTAATTTGGGATATGGCATACAACATTAACAACACATTCGGGACCTTATTGGTCACATTACCAGATGGTACAATCGATACCACTACTACCGACCTTGCGTTGTTTGGAAAGAGTTATGCAGGGTTTGGTGAAAAGTTAAATGAGAATCTTGTCAAACTACTAGAGAACTTCAACAACACTTCGGCTCCTAACAACAAAATTCAAGGTCAACTTTGGTTTGACCAAACTAATAAACAAATTAATGTATATGACGGTACAAAATTTAAACCAGTAGGTTCTCCAACTCCTTCAACTGCACAGCCAACAAACGCTGTATTGGGTGATGAATGGTTTGACACAAACGCAAATCAGTTCTACATCTACAACGGTGCAGACTGGACACTGATCGGACCAACAACAGTTGCAGGATCAGGTGTAACACAGGTGATACCAGAAACAGCACCAGACGACACAGGTGTAAATCAGTCATATCTTAAACTGGTAGCCAACGACGCAGTGGTCGGTGTTGTATCAGATGTGGCATTCACTCCGAGCGCCACGGACACAGTATCTCAAGCATTGGTCACAGCAGGTTTTGCCACAGTGGGACAAGGTATACAACTTTCAAGTTCGGTTGCGGCAGTAAAATTCAGAGGAACAGCCACAGACACAGACGCAATGGGCGGAGTGGCCGCGGCCAACTATCTCAGATCAGACACTAACGACACGACAACAGGTAGATTGACCGTACAGAACGACCTAGGAATTAGAATAGGTGGTGGACTGGATATCAACATGTCTATGTCAGGTGATGATTTCACAATAGCAAACACCACTAGTAATGGTGACATCGCTTTCACGTTGAATTCAACAGTGTTTGGTGGAACAAGGAAAGTGATGGACATGGATGGAGGAACAGGACGTGTCAACATATTTGAGGGCGGAAACATCACATGTGATAACTTGACAGTCAGAGGAACACAGGTGATAATGAACACTTCTACACTCTCAGTTGAGGACAACATAATAGAACTCAACAGGAACATTTCATCAAACGCGGCCACACCAAAATTCACAGGAATCAAAGTCAAAAGAGGATCTGTGTCCTCAGCAATAGAACAGGACCTATTTTGGGTATGGGACGAGACTTTCGCAGACGATGGCTCAACAACTTACGGAAATGCAGGTGGTGCCTTTACAGCATTCAAGTCAGGTGGTGGAGACGACGAATTATCGGCACCTACTCTAGTTGATATAAGGGCCAATGTAGTACATGCCACAACAACATCGGCCATGTACGCAGACTTGGCAGAGAGATATGAAGCCGACTGTGAGACAGAAGTGGGAGATGTGGTGATGCTAGGAGGACATGCAGAGATCACCAAGTGCAACAAAGAACTTTGTGACCAAGTTTTTGGGGTGATTTCAGATTCTCCAGCGTTTTTGATGAATGCCCAAGCGGGAAACAACGATTCACACCCCATGGTGGCACTAAAAGGACGTGTTTTTGTCAAAATACAGGGTACTGGTAAAGCAGGAGATCGTGTTGTATCAGCAGGAAACGGTGAAGCAAGGATCGCCGAGTTGGACGAATGTACCGCTTTTAACACACTCGGTAGACTGCTCAAGGATAAATACAACAAAGAAACAGCATTAACAGAATGCGTAATAGGGGTTAAATAACAATATGGCATATTCAGCAGGAGATCCAATTTTAGATGACGAGTACAACACCTTCGTCAACAGTTCGTCAAGTCCATTCGGATACAACCATTTCGCGGGACCAGGTGCGTCAAACTATGGTTTGAACCAGTCCACAATTTCAACAGTTTCAGCAGGTGACACAATCAATGCGGCACACTGGAACTCATTATTCACAGGAATGGATAACATTGCCAACCACACAAACGTTTCTATCACAGCATCATCAGTTTCAGCAGGCGACACCATTGCAATCAGATCAGCATTGGTCACAGATCTAGCCAACTTGGCGGCGGCAGTAGCGGCAGGTTCAACAAGTGCAACAGCACTGTCAACAAACGCAATAGGATCATCAACAAATTCAGGCACATGGAACTCAACATCAACCATTGAGAGATCAGTTACTTTTGCAAACAGCGCCACTATGAGAGCATTCTTCAACGCAGGCGGTAGCATCAGGGTTGATCCATCGACATCAGGATCAGTGGACGGTTCCAAAGACACAGTATTCAGTGGATTGACAGCCACAGCGATAGGTAACCTAGACATAGGTGCACACGCATCAACAAGATCAGGTTCAGGCGAGACACTTACAACTAACGGTCTGGCGAATGGTTTCTTTGACCTAGGAACAGGATACACGACAATATTGAAATTGACTTCAAATGACTCAGGTTACACATCCAACACAGTTGAGATATCAGCCAAGTTGAACGCGGCACCGGCCACGGCAACAGTGATGACTATCAAGATGGTTTCAACCGACGGAGCGGACGACACAACGTATACATCAGGTAACACAGCAGGTGTCCCAGCAAATCCAAACGAAGCACCTGCCATGGTATTAGCACTGATCGAAGAGTACCCAACCAACGCACAGGGATTGGCATCGAACATACAGTCAAGTTCAAACGCACAAGTAAGTAACTCACAATCATAATAGATTAATTTTTTCCGGGTTGCAATACCACCATAATTACAGTATAATTGTAATATGGATATTGGCTCATTAAAAAAGGAATCTGACCTTTCCTTCGACGTTGCAGTTGCAAAACGCAACGCTCTGGAGAAAGCACATTCGAGACTTGTGGTGGTTTACCATGAACACATCTTTCGTGCAGATGCCCAAACAATCAATCTAGTGAAAACCTTAGAGGAAGTTCATTCTTCACCGTTCTACATTCTAGACACAAACAATAATCCGGTTGAAATCTCAGACCCAAAAGAGTTTCTTCACGTGTTAACAGAAAGGAACCAGGAGGCCATGAGATCATATCACCAGATGTCAAAAACATTTGCGAAGAGAAATGACTAAAGGCATCCTATTATTCTGTTTTGACACACCTGAAACAAAGTACCATAAGGTGCTTGAACGTTGCGTTGAGTTGTGTAATAGAAACCTCAAACTAGAAATAACTGTTGTAACAGACATTGAAACTTACAAAAGGATCAAGCCACTGGGATTCATCAATTACAAATTGATTGAACCCGAATTGGGAAACATTAAGAACGGTAAGCAATGGCGTAACGTGGACAGGCACATGGCGTATGAACTGTCACCCTATGACACAACACTGGTGATGGACATAGACTACTTCCCGTTCACGGACAATCTCAGGCAGTTCCTAGACACAGATTACGACTTCTTGGTGTCCAAGGAAGCATTTGATCTGACTAACAGGAACAGTTTTGATCTCAGACGCTGGAGCATGATAGACATGGTATGGGCAACAGTGCTTGTCTTCCGTAAAGGTGCGAAAGCCAAACGCATCTTTGACATGGTCAAGTATGTTAAAAAGTATTATGCATACTTCAATGAATTATACAGGGTGTACGGAAAAAATTTCCGTAATGACTATGCCTTTGCAATAGCATTAGAACAGGCCAACGGTTTCATCAACTACGACACATTGCCAATCCGACTGCCCACACTGCCACCTGACTGTGAGGTAGTGAAGTTCACAGACACGGGTGTGGCATGGCAGTACAAGGACAACATAAACTACACAGAAGACCAGGACGTGCATGTGCTTAACAAGGAGTTGATGTATGTCTAAAGGATTCCTATGGTTTGCACAAAACAATGAAAAAACTGACTACGTGGAGTTGTCTATAAAACTCGCGGAGAGTATAAAGAAACACAACAAGGAAAATAAAATTTGTGTGGTCACAGACGAAAAGAGCAAATTCGAACACGAGTCTGTTGATGTAGTAAAAGTGTTAGGAGATGACAATAGTGCGGATCATGGAATAAAATGGGCAAATGAATACAAAGCATTTTCGATCACACCTTTTACACACACAATCAAACTTGAAAGTGATATGCTGTGGACCACAAACACCGATTGGTGGTGGTACCATCTATGGCAACATGATCTTGTATTCAGTGTCGATTGTAGGGACTATAAGGACAACGTGATCAAGCACTCGCCTTACAGGGATCTATTTGTGAGGAACCATCTACCAAACATCTACAACGGAATGGTTTATTTTAGGAAAAGCGAATGGGCACAAAAATTTTTTAATCTAGCCGAGGACATAACAACTAACTGGAATGATGTGAAAACAAAGATGCTGATAAACTGTCATGACACCTATCCCAGCACTGATGTTGTGTATGCACTTGCCTACAGATTACTTGATCCAACGAACAACAAACTGATAGACTACGAATGGTTCAAGTTCCTACACCACAAGCCAGGGATCAACGGGTTGATGAACAAACGAGATCAAAACAATTATCTGTACACCAACAGGACAGGCGACAGTATATATTTGGGAGAAAAGAGAGTATCCAGGGTATGGCACTACTACGACAAGGAGTTACATGACAGGTATATTTGATGCACTGAAACAGATGCCCAAGAGGGAACCAAAAAAGTTCTTTGTGAAAGTGGAAGGCAAGGATTATGAGGTCTCCCTAGAGAAGAAGAAATGGGCAATGAACCAGGGCGAAGAGAACCTCATTATCAAGGACGGTGAGATAACAGTCAAGCCACCACCAAAATTAAAAACACAACACATGACACTGATAAAGGCAGAAAAAGGATACGTGTTCCAAGATAACGACATACACTGGCCTAGGGGAGTAGCAGAAGGGGGAGTCACATGGCAGATAGAACACGAGTAAGCGACCTAGACTTTGTGTACATCAGTTACATGGAACCCAACAAGGAACAGAACTGGGCCGACCTTAAAAACAAAGTACCATGGGCGAAACGTGTGGACGGTGTGAAGGGGTTTGACTCAGCACACAAGGCCGCGGCCGAGAAAGCAGAAACTGATTTCTTCATATCAGTGGATGGTGATAACATCATAGATGAAAAATTCTTACTAGAAACACTCGACTTCGAAAAAACTGACAGGAAAGCGGTACACAGATGGAGAGCAAAGAACAGCATAAACAACCTTGTGTATGGCAACGGTGGTTTAGTTGGTTGGGACAAGGAAACTTGCCTCAACATGCACACACATGAAAATGCAAAAGACAAGAAAGCAGAAATTGATTTCTGTTGGACAGTGAAACATGAAAACTTGCACAACTGTTATTCCACAAGTGTGATAAACAGTGAACCTTTCCAGGCCTGGATAGCAGGATACAGGGAAGGTGTAAAGATGAGTTTGAATCAGGGTGAACACATACAACCTGCAGAATTCATGAAGACCATCTGGGCACCTAATCTGAGAGTATTAAGCACATGGATGACCGTGGGTGCAGATGTGGAAAATGGCAAGTACGCCATGTTGGGTGCAAGGATGGGTTGTTACTCCACAACAGTGGACAGCAATGAATGGATACAAATAAGAGATTTAGATAAGATGGTGGACCTGTATGAGAATGCTGTGATACCTGAAAAAATTGATGAAGATTTAAAACTGTATGGAGAAAGCATAAGACAGAGAATTGATTTGCCTGTTGCCGACCTGGACGAATATCAGAGCAAGTTTATAAAATATGTCTATCCACCACACCAAAACAGAGGAGTGCAAGATCGTGAGTACAAGTGATTATAAATCAGATGCACTGAAGGCCAAGGAGAAACTGGCAACCGTGTCTCCCACGATGTGCCTGGCCAAATGGAACCAGACATCACTGCACCTGCCAACAGGACTGACGAATTCATGCTACCACCCACCACTGCACAAGATAGATGCAGAACAGGTAAAGAAGAATCCAGCCGCACTGCACAACACAGTGGAGAAACTGGATCAAAGATTCAAGATGCTTAATGGTGAACGTCCGGACGGATGTTCGTACTGCTGGAAACTGGAGGACACCGGTGAGATGAGTGACAGGCACTATCGTTCAGGTGAGCCTTGGGCCATGCAGGACTTTGAGCAGATTAGACAGAATCCAATGACGACTAGTTGGACACCGAGGTACGTGGAGGTCAACTTTAACAACGCTTGTAATTTCAAGTGCAGTTATTGTTCCCCACAGTTCTCAACAACGTGGGGCAAGGAGATTGACAGGTATGGCCAATATCCCACATCTCCTCCCCACAATGCACCAGAGCACTTCCAGGGCAGGAGGCGTCCCATACCCAACAGGGAGGACAATCCCTACGTGACAGCGTTCTGGAAATGGTGGCCCACACTGTACAAGAATCTCAAACACTTCCGTATGACCGGAGGAGAGCCCATGATGGATGTGAACACGTACAAGGTGTTCCAGTACATAATAGACCATCCCAAGGATGATCTTCACTTGAACGTCACAAGCAACATGTGTCCTCCCGACAAGAAACTGAAGGAGAAGTACTTCAACATGGCACAGGAGATCTGTATGCAGGAGAAGGTGGAACACATGATGCAGTTCGTGTCGGTTGATGCCTTCGGCAAACGTGCCGAGTACATACGTGATGGACTGGACTTCAACTACATGATGGACAACGTGGAGGAATTCCTGGATCGAATACCCTCGCGGAATTCAATCACGTTCATATGCACATACAACAACCTGAGCATAACGAGTATGGACAAACTGTTGGAGAAGATACTGGAACTGCGTACCAAGTACTCAAAGACCTATCAGAGGGTATGGTTCGACGTGCCACTGCTGAGACAACCTGCATGGCAACAGATAACGATGCTACCTGAGTCGTACCAGGCGATTCACGAGGCAAACATGGAGTACATGAAGGAGAATTCCGGAGAGGACAACGGGTTACACATATTCAAGGACTTCGAGATCCAGAAGATGCAGAGGAATCTCGCATACTGGCGCGAAAACGCGGACGCAAGTACGCAAAATAAAAAAAACTTTTACGCTTTTTTTAACGAACACGATCGCAGACGTCTCACAAGGTTCTTGAACACTTTCCCTGAGATGATAGATTTTTATGAGGAGTGCAGGAACGCATGAAAACAATAGGATTTTTTGGAGACAGTTTCTGTGCAAGTAATCAACCAGAGAGTTGGTGCAACATACTGCAACAGAAACTAGGCACAGACAGAATAAGATGGTTCGGTAATCCAGGTAAAAGCATATGGAGTGTATTCTTTCAGTATAACAATTTGATTAAAGAAAATAGAGTACCGGACATATCCATATTCTGTTGGACGGAACCCTATAGGCTTTATCATCCCAAACACATATTAAGTGCCAACACAGAACCACTCGAAGGAGTTGATCCCAACGTATACAAAGCATTAGACCAGTACTGGATTCATCTGCATAACTACGACAAAGATGAGATGGCGTACGAGTATGCACTGAAACACTATGATCAAAACATACTTTCCAAAGTTGACAGCGATATTGTGCAGATGTGGAGTTTCCGACCTTTCGAAACAGCAGACAAGGACGCAGGCATCAACCTGACAACTGGCAAGTTTATAGATGAAAGTATATATGCTTTCAGCGGAGGTAAGGACAACTGGGGCAAGGGTGATATCAATCACATGACCGTAGAACAAAACCAACAGTGGGCAGATAAAATTTACGAGGCGATGAATGAACGATCTTGAATATAAAAAACAAATACTAGATCCAAAGAGTGCAAGTTTCTGCGGAGCCAAGTGGTACAATGCCACCATATGGTTAGGCAGTGGTATGACCACAAGTTGTCACCATCCACTTCCGCACAAGATTGATCTAGAAGCAATAAAAACAAATCCAAGTGCAATACACAACACAGTACAAAAGAAAGCAGAACGTAAACAGATGCAGTGTGGAGACAGACCAAAAGGTTGTGAATACTGCTGGAAGATAGAAGACATTAAAAGAGATAACATCAGTGACAGGGTATACAAATCAAAAATATTCACAAATGAGGCGTTGGATGAAGCACACAAGGCAGATCCAAACACAGACTGGAATCTTAAAACATTAGAAATAGCATTTGATAGGACTTGTAACTTTGCTTGTACATACTGTAATCCTGCATTTAGTTCTACATGGGCAAACAATATAAAGAGGCAAGGACCATACACAGACATGACAACCGACGGGCGAAATCACTTTACACACAGTCATGAAAGTGCAGAACCATACAAGAAGGATGAGACCAATCCGTATGTTGAAGCATTCTACAAATGGTGGGAAACAGATCTACACAAAAGCCTAGATGAATTGAGAATAACAGGCGGAGAGCCAATGATGTCACCTAACTTGTGGAGACTGCTGGATTGGATAGAAACACAAGGTGACAAAATGAATCCTAATATGACTCTCGCAATAAATTCTAATTTGGGTGCAAAGCAAAGCATCATTGATAGATTCAAGACAAAATTAAAGAAGTTTGATAACTTTGAATTGTACACTAGTTGTGAAGCAACATTTGGACAAGCAGAGTACATCAGGGACGGATTGGTATATGGGGACTGGCATTCTAACTTCTTGCACATGATGGTAGACAAAGTTCCACGTGCAATCCACAATATGTGTACTATAAACGCACTGTGTCTAGAGTCACTGCCTCAACTGTTAGAGAAAATGATATGGTTTAAAAACGCAAGTAAAGTGTACGGACCAGAAGTAAATTTCACATTGAACATATTGAGGTTTCCGAGCTTCCAATCACCGCTTGTACTACCGGATGACCTAAGAAATAAATTTAAGGGCGACTTGGTAAAGTTTTTAAATAGTAATGAAAAGCATTTAGAACACATGGAAATTAATCAAACACAGAGACTAATTGACTATCTAGATGTTGTGAAGACCCCACACGCAGGGGCGGCCGAACAGAGTAAACTACAAAAAGACTTTAAAGCATTTTACAGTCAATACGACAAAAGATCAGGAAGAGACTTTGAAAAAACTTTTCCAATAATAGGAGAATGGTACCGTGGCATATGAGTACGGGGCGAAAGAGCCCGAGAAACTAAAAATTAAGGACATGACTCCTAGAGAAAAGGAGTTATTGATAGAGAGTGATACTTTCTGTATGCTACCATGGATGCATCTTCATGCATATCCAGACGGTAGGGCATACCCTTGTTGTTTTTCATTTGATCCATACCCAGTTGGAGATCTTAACAAAGAAAGTTTACAGGAAGTATTCAACGGTGACAAAATGAAAGAAATGCGGGTTAGGATGTTGAATAATAAGAAATCTCGTGAATGTATGAAATGTTATGATCAAGAGAAATCTGGATTTTTTTCTCTACGTCTAAGTTCCAATAAGCACTTTGGACATAATATACCTTTGGTGCACAACACACTGCCAGACGGTGAAGCGGACTTTGTGATGAAGTACTGGGATATACGTTTCTCAAATTTATGTAACATGGCCTGCAGGAGTTGTGGTACATGGTTCAGCAGTAACTGGTACGAAGATCATAAAAAATTAACAGGCAGTCCGCCACCACATGCCAAGGTAATGAAAGTGGGAAGGTCTACAAACGATATGTGGGAACAAATGTTAGAATCATTTGAACATACAGAACAGTTTTACTTTGCAGGCGGCGAACCTATCATAATGGAAGAGCATTACAGGATATTGAAAGAATTAGACAAACGTAAAATGTATCATGTGAGATTGATTTACAACACAAACTTCAGTAGAACAACATTTAAGGATATTGATGTTTTTGAACTATGGAACAAATTCGACTCGGTCTCAATCGGGGCGAGTCTAGATGCCGAAGGCCCTAGGGCAGAACTTATGCGTAAAGGAACTGTGTGGAAAGAAACAGTGGCAAACAGGAAACGTATGATGGAAGTTTGTCCACAGGTAGATTTCTACGTATCATCGACGGTGGGACTAGTTAATAGTTTGCACGTGACTGATTTCCATAAGAGTTGGGTAGAGCAAGGGTTGATTAAACCTGCAGATTTCAACTTCAATCTTTTACAACATCCAATATGGCAAAGGATGGACATACTACCACCAGAATATAAACAGCAGGTCAAGGAAAAATACGAGTTACACATAGAATGGTTGAAAGATAAAGATCCATTGACAAGGGCAACCAAAGGATACGAATCGGCGATCAACTGGATGCTTGAAAAGGATAATCAAAAACACCTAGATCAGCATATTGAACAAACAAAGAAATATGACAAAATGAGGAATGAGAACACATTAGACGTGTTCCCAGAATGGAAAGAACTGTTTGACAAGTATGACAAGAATAAAACCTAAAGACGGCAACAAAACATTCTGCATGGCACCGTGGACACACACGTACCTTTCACCTCAGATGGAAAGAAGGCTGTGTTGCAGTTCGAGAGAATCATCTGAAAACTTTAAACAGTACATAGACACAATAGATCCAAAAGGACACAATGATAAGATTAATCTAACAACACTGGAACAGCATTGGAATTCAGATTACATGAAAAGTGTTAGATTGAAATTGTTGGCAGGTGAGGAGATACCACAGTGTGCTGTGTGCAATCACAAACTGCTGAACGAACAGGTATACAGACAACACTTCAACTGGTTGTACAAAAACAAGATCGATGAGGCATTTGACAGCACAGACGAAACAGGTGCCACAACAATGCAGACAGAAAGTTTTGACTACAGGTTCTCAAACCTATGTAACTTCAGTTGTAGGATGTGTGGTGACATGTTGAGCAGTAGTTGGGAGACCGAAAATAAAAAACACGGAAAAGGCGACTACGACAATTACAGGATCTGGGGCAGGAAAGACATCAAAGCACAACTAGAAAAGTTTCACGATCAGCAAGTGGTAAAAGAGTTCACACAGGCGGTCGAAGAGAAGCGTATCACCGAATTGTACTGGTGCGGTGGGGAACCTCTGATGTGGAAGATACACTGGGAAGCGATGAAGAGGATTGTTGAACTAGGTTATCAAGATCAAGTGTTAGCAAGGTATAACTCCAACATGAGTAGAATTAATTTTTACAAATACAACTTGTTTGATGATATATTAAAACATTTTCCAAATTGGCAAATATGTGCGTCGATCGACGGAACAGGAGAAGTGGGAGAATACATCAGGACTGGATTGAAGTATGACGAATGGAAAGCAAACATGAAATATGGACTACAATTTGTAAAACAGCAGAATCAAAGGATGCAGTTGGATCTGACAATCACACTACCAGGGTTGTTTGATTTGGAAAACATGGTATTGTTGAGTAATGAATTAAACATCGAATTGCTGACAAAACAAGTTTTTAATTTCTCCAATGACAATGCAATGGCACCATTGTTCATGCCATATGATATAATGAGTGAGATAATAGACGATGCGAGAGAGAAGACTATCAAGTACAAGAATAGGAAGTTAAACAACTTCTTTGGACAGTTGGACGAGATGCAAAAACAAAAAAGGAATAACGAACTTGTATATGATGAGGAAACATACAAGCAAGGCCAGAAGCAAGGCAAGGGAGAAGTCGAACGTCTAGATAGGATCAGAGGCACAGACATTAAAAGGATATTAGCAAAAAACAAAAAGGCATTAGAGTGGTGGACAAGTATATAGATTCAAACATATGTCCATTACCTTGGACACATTTAGAAGTTGATGTAAATGGTGGAGCATCGCCTTGCTGTCTGTACAAGGGTAGTATTCCTGACGTTAAGGTGTATAAACAAAGTCTAAAGTCCATACAGCAAACAGAATACATGGAAGTTTTAAGAAAGAAATTCAAGGACGGTGAACGTCCTAAAGGTTGTCAAAGTTGTTGGCAAGAAGAAGATGCAGGCAAAACTTCCAAAAGGCAAAATTCGATCTACAAAATGCGTGGTAGTTTACAAAACTGGACACCTAATAGCGAGCCAGCACTAAAGTTTATTGACTTTAAGTTGGGCAACGTGTGTAATTTAAAGTGTAGGATATGTGGATCGTGGAGTTCCTCGAAATGGGCTCAGGAAGAAATAGACTATGAAACAGCCAAAGGAGGAGACAATCCTGTCGCCAGAAAGCAACTCAAGGAAGGTGGATGGCCAAAACGTAACCCACAATTTTTTGAGGAGTTACAGGAGGATCTGAAACATGTGGAGTACTTCGAATTCACAGGCGGCGAACCGTTCATGATCAAAGACCACTTCAAGATACTGATGCACTGTGTTGAAAAAGGATATGCAAAGAACATAGACATACACTACAACACAAATGGCACGCAGTTGCCACCACAGTCGATATTTGACCTATGGAGTTATTTCAAACATGTCGAGATAGCATTCAGCATAGACGACGTGGGAGAGCCTTTTGAATATCAGAGACATCCTGCCAAGTGGAGAGAAGTAAATCAGAATCTTGTCAAGTTCAAGGAAATGAGAACTCCTAACATGGACTTCCAGATATGCTCCACAGTCAATATATTCAATGTGTTCAACTGGGCCAAGATGGCACTATGGGTGGCACAATTCCAACCTAAGTTTTTCTATGTGAACACCTGCTTTGATCCAGACGTGTTTAACATACAGACACTGCCACAACAGGTCAAAGACATAGTCACAGACAGATACAACATGCTCACGGACTATCAACCCAGCATACGGTTTATGAATGCCGCTGACAGGGACACACCTGAGATCAGAGAACAACGTAAGGCAAGGATATTACAGACAGACAAGTACAGGAAAGAAAATTTTGGAGATATGTTTCCACTTCTAAATAAGGTATTAAAGATATATGAGTGATAAATTTATACAGAAAAAAATAATAGCAGGAGGTTGCAGTTTCACGTTTGGCAATGAACTCAGTGATGACGTGGGAGGAAATGCACCATCTAAAAAAACATGGGCGTATAAGTTAGCCAATCAATTCAGTCCAACTGACACTTACGTCTGTACAGCGGTTCCTGGTAGCGGTAACTCGGGAATAGCACGTGCAGTTTTCAATGAAATATCCAAATATCCAGCAGAAGAGATAAGGGGAGTTTCCGTGATGTGGAGTTTCCTGTCTAGGTACGATTGGGCCATGCCGCGACACAGACTGCTAGAGGATTCACGATGGACGACCATAAGTCCATGGGATACCAGCATCAACAATGATGAGAAGGTTAAGATCACAGCATCATCACAGGTGCAAACAGACTGGTGGAAGGATAGGAATGCACTGTTACAAGAGACAGGAGTCAAACCCTTCGCAGAATCGATCTACAAACACGCCGCCAATCAATACCACGAGACCTATTTGAGTTGGAAGAGCATAATTTGGTTACAGAACATATTGGAAAAGAAGAAAATACCATTCATGTTCACACTGGCGGACAACACCCTGTTCTACGATGTGTTTGATCACCACAAGGATCAGGATCCATTCATGACTGCACTACACAGTGAAATTGATTTTACCAAGTGGTTCAGTTTTGGAGAACGCATGATGGGATTCAACCAATGGGCAACGTTGAATGATTACGAGTATGCTACGACACATCCACTAGACAAGGCGCACGAAGATGCTATAATATTAATGTTGCCGACTTTTAAAAAACTGATAGGAGAAAAATAATGTTCAAATGGTTTAAAAAGATGATCAACAAGATCAGGGAAGAAATTCGTTACAGGAAAAGACTGAAAGAACTTAAGAAAAAAGACCCATTCATATACAAATAGGATGTTGAACAAGAAACCTAAATTTGAACTGGTGGAGTTACCCTACATCGACGTGTCAGAGGATCCTGTGAGACCGGAATTGAGTCTAGAGTTCAGACAGGCGTACGGCAGGAAGATATACGGTATCAAGGACGAGGAGGGTGACATCGCCGCGGTGATGTGTTTCGCATTCACACACGGCATACCCAAGAGCGTTGAGGAGATGGATGCCATGAGCCGGGACGCCGCCATGCAGGCCATACACAGGGCGGGGGTGCAGGGTTCGATAGCGATAGCATACACGGTGTGGGCCAAGAAGAAGGGTGGAGGAAAGCACATAGTGAACGAGGTGTACAAGATGATCAAGGGATCACATCACATAGATAGATTGATAACACTGTCACCATTGACAGACATGGCCAGGAAGTTCCACTTGAAGAACGGAGCCAAGGAGGTGCAAGTGAATCTGACCACGCAGAACTTCGAATATAATGTGGAATTGTCCGAATGGGAGAAGTTCCGAGACAAGGCCAAACGGGTGTTGAGGATAGCATAAAATGAGAATACTAGGTATCAACTGCATGAACCATGACGCATCCATGAGTGTGGTGGATGGCAGGGAGATATTATGGGCCGCACACAGTGAACGTTATTCCAAGGTAAAGAATGATCACTTCCTGAACTGGGCAATAGTAAACGAAGCAATGACTTATGGTCCATTTGACAAAGTGGTATACTACGAGAGACCTTGGTTGAAGAAAACAAGACAATTCTACGCAGGACAATTTGGTACTGCTTTAAGTTACACGGAAATGCCACAATGGCACTTGGATCACTTTGGGATAAAGATTGATGAGTATGTCAAACATCATGACTCACATGCCGCGGCAGGATATTTCACATCACCATTCAAAGATGAAGGTGCAACCATACTGACTGTTGATGCGATAGGAGAATGGGAGACTGTCAGCATATCCACTGCTGACAAAGTTTGGATTGACAGGAAAGAGACCCTCAACTATCCACACTCGGTGGGCATACTGTATTCAGCATTCACACATCGTTGCGGACTTAAACCTGCAGAGGAAGAATACATCCTGATGGGCATGGCCGCATATGGCAAGCCCATATACAAAGATGACATATACGAGGACTTCGTGCACCAGTCTCCATTCAAGATGAAGAAGAACTTGCACAGGGGATTGAGCGACTGGCATCCAGAAGCAGATGTCATGGACATTGCCGCGAGCATACAGGCAGTCACGGAAGAGATACTTGCAGACCTTTTCTTGAGGGCATCCAAGTATGGCAGTCGGAATTTGGTATACGCTGGCGGGGTGGCGTTGAACTGTGCCGCCAACAGGACACTGGCGAACCTAGGATTGTTTGACAACATATGGATCATACCTAACCCGGGAGATTCGGGATCAAGCCTAGGTTGCATAGCGGCCTCAGAAAAAATACATCTAAATTGGAAGAGTCCATTCCTGGGACACAACATAGAAGGTGAGTATCCTGTGGACGCAATCATAAAAGAATTGAAGGAAAATAAAATGGTGGGAGTTGCAAGTGGCAGGGCGGAGTTTGGACCGAGGGCACTTGGTAATAGATCACTATTAGCAGACCCTAGGGGTGAGGACATCAAGGATTTGGTAAACGGAATCAAGAAGAGACAGCGGTTCAGACCGTTCGCTCCGGCCATTCTAGAAGAGGACGTAAACGACTATTTTGACCTACCTACCGGCGTCAAAAACACCCCTTATATGCAATACACAGCGGCGTACACGCATGGTAAAGACTGTCCGGCTATATTGCATCATGATGGCACAAGTAGGGTGCAGACCGTGTCAAAAAGCGACAATGAAGGGTTTTACGAACTGCTTAAAGCATGGAAGAAAGCAACAGGTTGTCCCATACTTTTGAATACCAGTTTGAACATCAAGGGTATGCCCATGGTAAATGACACCAAAGATGGTAAACTTTGGACACACCAATACAAGGTGAAAGTTTTATAATGAGATACTTGATCGTGTTAATTCTATTGGTAGGTTGTGGTATAAAACCATCAGCTGGTTGCGATGTTGATACACAGAAAGAAACGATAAAAGAGATCAAAGACAGTTGTGTGGAAAACGCAACGGTGCAAATCAAGAAGGAATTCTAATGAGGATACTAGTAACAGGGGCATATGGATTCATAGGATCAAAGATAGTGGAGAAACTCTGTGCCATGGGACACCAAGTGACGGCCATGGACAACAGTGAGACCTACGGGGTCATAACCCCGGAAGACTTGAAAAATTTATACAGTTACAGACAGAGGAATTGGCCGCATGTATACAGAACCCCGGGCGATGTTTCGAAATCTGCAGATGTCTTAAGAGCATTCAGGCCAAGACCAGACTACGTGATACACCTCGCTTCTTACCCTAGGGCCAAGCTAGTAAACGCAGATCCCATGATAGGCGTGCAGAACGTGATAGGCGGCACAGTGAACATATTATGGCACGCAGAAAAGATGCCTGTGAAGAAAGTGGTGTTCATCAGTTCAAGCATGATATATGGACACTTCGCAGATGGCACTAAGGAAGATGCAAAAACAAAACCTAACAACCTGTATGGAGAGGCCAAAATAACGGCGGAAAGATTCGTCAAGCACTACCAATCACAGTTTGGGGTGGACTACGCAATAGTGAGACCCAGTGGTGTGTATGGACCAGGAGACATGGATGACAGGGTGTTGAGCAAGTTCTTCCAGAGAGCAATGAACAACGAGACCGTGGAAGTGCATGACGGCGACAACCGAGTAGATTTCACATACCTCGATGACACAGCTGACGGCATAATAAAAGCCACGCTGTCAGAAGAAAAGAACATGAGCTTCAACATAACGGCAGGCAATGCCACATCATTGAGAACTGCCGCGGAAAAGATCATAGCACTCACAGGTAGCAAGAGCGACATAGTGGACACAGGTGCACACAAACTATATCCCAGAAGAGGAACACTGGACATAACAAGGGCAAAGACTTTGTTAGGTTATGAACCAAAGACATCGTTTGATCAAGGACTAGAGAAATACTATGAGTGGTTACAGAATAAAATTTAATGGCATTGACCGATTGTATGATGCTTACTCTTGGAGACTGAACAGAAGAGCCAAGGCGGCATGGAAATCAGGTGACGTACTACAAGGCAAGTATCTCAAACAGCTAGAAACTGAAATAGCAGAAAAATACAAACGGAAATATGCAATAGGTGTGGGCAGTGCCACAGACGGACTGTACTTCGCCATGAGGGCAGTTGGTCTAAACAAAGGTAGCACGATACTGTGTCCAGCATTCAGTTACGTGGCCACGGCAGGGGCGATCAAGCGATTGGGAGCAGACATACGTTTCACAGATACAGACAAGCAGGGCAACATTGGAGACTGGGGCATAATGGGATTGCCAAATGCCGTGTTGTATGTGAACATGTTTGGCAATCCAGCAGATTACACCAGATTGAGACAATACTGTGACCAACACAGGATACCATTAATAGAAGATGCCGCACAATCACAGGGAGCCATGCATGGCAAGACACCTTCCGGTGCATTGGGCGATGTCAGTGTGTTCAGTTTTGATCCAATGAAGAACATGCCCAGTTTCGGCACAGGTGGCATGGTGTTGACCGACAGCAAGGACGTGTACGACACAGTGATATCGTTACGTAGACACGGATTGAATGGCAAGACATCGTATGGCTACAACAGTCTAATATCCGAGGATCATGCAAACCAGTTGCTGTTGTTGTTGAGCAAGTTTGACAAACTGCAGAAGATGAGAGGGAAGGTCTTCAAAAGATACAAGAAGAATCTAAAACACACAGATTTCGTAGAAACACAGGACAACACACAATCCAGTTATCACAAGTTGGTCATGCTGTCTGACAGACGTGATGAGTTGAAAACATATCTGGCACACAACGGAATAGAAACAAAAATACACTACACTAAAACATTGGACAGTAAGAATGTTGGACAATATCCCAATGCAGAAACCATGTGTGCCAAATCATTGAGTCTGCCCATATACCCACATCTAAAGTTGGCGGAAGTTGATTACGTCTGTGACAAGATAAGGAAGTTCAATGGCGTTTGACAGTGTGCAGGTTAGGTTCAGAAACACACCTAACATAGACTCACCCTTCGCAGACACCAGAGTGGTACCCTTCATTGGCAGTTATTTTGAGATATTGAAAAGTGTGGTCGAGGATGTAAAGACAGAGCACTTCTGGTTCTTCTCTAATCTCGTAGACATAAAAAACTTTGGTGGTATTGATCTTGACTTTATTCCGGAACAGCACGAAAAAGATCAGATTCACGTTTGGTACACAACACACCCCATGGGAGGATTGAACAAGGAAGGCAATGTGATGTTGATACCCACGGCAAAGTTCAAAGAACAGATGAATGAGTTGGCGTTCCTGAGAGATTTCAAGGACATCAACTATCATGCCCATGCAACATTGTTCCAACGACCAATCGGTAGAACAATCTTCGGACTGAAAGATCCACTAGTAGCATATAACAACAACAAGGTGTTTTACACATGGATGGTGAATAGAGACCTAGTAGATGTTGACCTTCCAAACTTCTATCCCAGTTTCTGGGAGGATGAGAAAATGTACACCTGGGGAGAGACCAAGGACATAATGTTAGTGCCCGGAAACAGAGACATCAAGCAGTTCCATGACATAGACAGGAGTGTGCATTTTGATCTATCATATGAAACAAAGCCCATGGACATAGTTTTCCTATCATACGACGAACCCAGTGCAGAGAAGTATTGGAAAGTATTGAAAGAGAAATATCCCAGAGCAAAAAGA